AGAGGCGATCGCGGCCCAGGTGAGCCCCTGGCGGCGCAACATGCGGATGCGACGGGGGCGGCTCATGGTGAGCAGATCGAACAGGGCCACGAGGCAAAGCAGAGGGAGGGCCGCCTTAAAGACGGCCAGGAGAAACGTTGAGATCATGAGCGAGGGAGGGTAGGGAGAACAGGAGCAGGGCCAGGCCACTTAACGGGCTTGGGCGGGAGAGCCTCACCGGGCAACACGGGCCGGGGTCGGCGAATAGTTGAGAGCATTAATTCAGGATCGGTGCGGGAGTGCGAGAGGGAACCGCTCCGATGCACCTATATATAGGTCGCATTTTCGGGAGTCGTGCTACACGCTGTGCCGATTTTTTGATCGCACACTGATGCAGCCTTTGTGTTCACTAATTAGCTCGGCGCATTGTTGAGCACAACTAGCGCGATCTAGGTTGATACCGAACCTAGAAAATTAATCAGCAGTTTGTGACGCTTACCGCGTCGCGCAGTTTGTGACTGCTATCAGCTCGCGCAGTTTGTGATGCTTACCGTGTCGCGCAGTTTGTGACATTTAGCAGTTATTGCGAATGAGTCGCATTAGCAGTGCTCTCGGCTGTTGCAACTGATTCTCATTAGCGATACGTGTGTATGCGTGTATGCGCATATGCGTCTAAGTGCAATTGCAACTGAGAATCGCTCGCAATAAGCGTCTATGGCCATATGCGCATATGCGCATAGAAACATATGCGTCCATGCGCATAAACGCATAAACCAAAGCCTTTTTGTGATAGCCCCTTAAACCGACCCCTTGCAAGAACTGAGCACCTTAAACCGACCCCTTGCAAGAACTGAGCCTGCGTAAAACCGGATGCTTGCAAGAACTTAACGCAAAATTTGAGACCGAAGTCGCCGCGTGAATTCATCAGTGATTGTTTGAGTTGACAAATCAAAGAACTTGAATTTTGAGTTGTAAGTCGGCACAGACCCTTGAGTCATTACGCGATAGAACCGAGGTTGTTTTTGCAAATACTCAATTTTGTAAATACCAGCCTTACGCGGATATGACCTAAAGCGATTCACAAAGTATTGATTGTCAAGGGCCTCTTCATCGAGGTATGCGTATCGCCCGCGAAGGTTGAAAGGAACAGCTCCAGCATCCTGGAAGTCAGCAGAGCTTTTGCCGCCCTTGATTGCACTGAGGATTTGGTTGTATTGGGTTGGTGCCATGTTGCCGTAGCGATTGCGCCTTACGCGATCACTGGCAGAAGGACGGAGCAGGGTTCCGCGCTGTGCAGCCTGGGTTTGCCTGCCATCGATCTGTGTGACAACAGTATTCAGAAGTGAGCGCTGAAAGCGTGTTACGTATGCCTTGCCTCCCCGAATCTGAGGATCAAGGTATCGACTAGGTGCGTTGCCTTTTGGGGCATCATCACGCACAAAGACACGCGCACGAATTGTATCTTCAACCTGAACAGGCTTTTCGTACAGAAAACTGTTGATCGTGAATGGGACAGGATTGTCAAAGACGCTTCTTGCTTCCTCTTGTAAACGTTTGCGTGTTGCAAACAACGCTTGATTCAGTGCAGTTGTTGTTGCCCTTGGCAGTTGCACTTTGACGAGGTCGTTGATCGGGCCAACAAGCTTTTGCGGGTCAAAGGTGATTGTTGACATCTTTCTACTCCGATGCCGTCAGCATAAAAAAAGATTCCCTGGACGGCCATCAAGCCATCGACAGGGAACCCCTCTCGCTCGCACATCATAACAGCATGATCGTCACAAGCGCACCCGGTTGCTCCCCTCCAACGCAATATCGCTTTTCGGCATTGATGCTGACGATCTGCGAGTCATCTTTTAAGAGGTTGGCGTCTGTAGCAATCCCATCACCCAGCGCCCTCACGAGTTTATCAAGGTCTGGTTTGGATTGATGCATTCGCGGTGCCTTTGTTGTTAAACCTGACTTGTTGTAATGCGACTTAGGCCGAGGGAAGGAGAACACGACGGAGAGCGCAACAGGGCCTTCAATGACTCTCCGAGCATCAATGCCTCGTATCGTGTCAGCGATCTGCTGCCGCCAGGGCTTGAGCGTCTTTGCGTTCACGTCATAAAGATGCCCCGACCGTGAGACAGACTTGCTGCCTTGCGGTACGGGGACACCGTGAACGAAGAAGGTGAATGCCGGACTAATCGATGTATTTGAATCGGTATCCAAGGCAGGTTGCATTTTCTCGGCACGCTTTCGTTATAGCTTGCCGAACGACATTCAATTGTTTTGCAGCATCGGATGCTGACTTGTAAACCTTGTTTGTTGTGATGCAGAGCACAGGTCGACTAAGTCCAGGTCGGATTGGGTAGGTGTCGACAATGTGCTGACAGAATTCTTCGTCACCAAGGACAGCAAAGAGGTTTCTGTACTTGATGCCAGCAAACTTGTGTGGGTTACGCCTGGCAAACTTTCTGACCTCTTTGATTGAGACGTAGCTGTACCCGTTGGCAGGGTTGCGGTAACCGACGGGGAGGTCTTTCTTGGCCCAACGTGCAGTCACCTCACGAGACACGCCGAGCATGCGTGCAAGTTCAGGCAGTTGGATCATGACGTAGCGCGGCTGCTTGTCGTATCCCATTTCATAGAGACGTTTTGCGAATGCCTTTTCGGTGCGTGGAGGCCAGCCGTACATACCTCCTTGACGCTTGAATTCAGCGTAGAACTTGACCCAAGGCAGGTCGTTGGCGTGTTCTTTGATGAATTCAAGTTCAGGCTCTGTCCATTTCTGCCAATTGGAATAAAGCTGTCTGCGGCATTCAGGCGAGCAGGTCAAGGCTTTTGAAAGCCTTCCACCAGAGATAAGAGGACGCTTGAATCGTTGCCCGCAGATCTTGCACTCTCTGCTTTGGCGTTGAAGTCTTCTTCGATTCACAATGGTCTGAATGATGCTGCTAAGGTCAGGTCGATACTGTTTTCAGGCGGTATCGATCGTCCGCTGTTGGGAGCCAGCGGTGAGGAAGTGTCAGCGCGTGAGCGGCTTCCAGCTCCCAGCTAATAGGAGTGACGAACGTCAGGATGCCCAGTGAAGGGCACGACAGGAGTCACGCGAGGAGCGCCGAGGCTGAGGAATGCCACACCAAGTTGAATGCCAAGGATCATGGCGATGACGGCTCCAGTGAATTCAAGGCTGAACACTTCTCGTAGCTTCATTGTTAGATCTCATCCATGAGTAGAAGGGACAGATACCACTGCGCCTTTTTCAGGTCTTCAGCACGATTTTTGTGCTTGTGACGCCACACGTATTTGATGATGTTGCCTTGCAGGAAACCTTGAAAGGCTTCACGAGACAAAGATGCCTTGATGGCATCGATGCATTCGACTTCACCTTGTTTGTAGTGACTTGGGTTGATTGAATCTGTCATTTCACAGTCCAGAAAGGCTTGCCGAGTTTTTTAGCAGCAAGGCCAAGCGCGATGTTGACCGACTTGACCTCCTTGAGGTTTTCTTCTGCTGCTTTTACGTCAAGGCATTTTGAGAAATCATAAGTGACACGCCCTGGCGAGAAGACATAAACGTTGTCTTCATAGCGATAAGTGCGTTCGGATTCACCATCCTTAATGTCATCAAGGTCGCCTGCTGCATGAAAGACAGCGAGATCCTTTTCAATCAGCTTGATGTGCGCATCAATGTCGTTGCGTTGATCTTTGAGACGCTTGAGTTCAACAAGCTTGCGGATGGCTTCGCTTGAGTATGCGGCGAGTTCAGTCATGTCAGGGATAGGTTTTGGATGCAGGTGCGTGAACAGGTTCAATCCACTGGATTTGATTCCAGACGGTGCAGTAATCCTCAAAAGCAATTTGCTTTGCTTCTAGGAATGAGTTTGCGCGAATGACTTCAAGGACGTTGGCGTCTTCAAGCCGGAAGTAGTAGCGGTTCATGCGAGAGAGAAACGCAGCGTGGTGCGGCGCATGCCCGCAACTATACACTCCCCGAGGCTCGCTGGATCAAGTCATACGCCTCAATCCGCTTAGTCCAATGAGTCTCGTGCTTCTTCAGCTCATCTCCTGCAGCACCAACAGGATGAGCAGGCTGATCAGGGAAGGCGTATAGCGCCAAGAAGCGCGTCACCTGTATCCCATAGTTTTCAGCCAGCCCCAAGCGATAGGCCTGCAGTTGGCACATCGCCTCATCTGAGATCTGCTTGCTTGGCTTGGCCTTGTTAGGTGCCTTCGTCTTCAGATCAAGCAGACAGAACTCACCGTTGATCTTGATCAGCGCGTCCAAAGTGCCTGCAAACGGGACCAGGCCCTCGTCGCTGCAGACCTGATGCTCAGTGCAAACGACATGATCAAGATGCTCCCAAAGACGGCAAGACAAGAGATGGTGGCACCAAGGCGCGATGTCGTCTGGAATTGCCGGATCCTTGCCTTGCAGGAAATGCTCAAACCAATCATGTATGCGTGAACCGCGTCGAGCAGCTTCATTGCGCGTCTCCTCAGGGTCACCACCTTCTGCGATGATTTTCGCCTTCCACCGCTTCAGTGCATAGCGTGTGGCGTCTGATTGTGTTGCACTCAGTATCGACGTAACAGAGCTGTATTTAAGATCTGGCTTCTGTTCGTTGAAGTAGTAACGCGCCTGCCCTGCGGGGTTTCGCTGTATTAGCGGCAGAGGCTGCAGCGGCACAGAGCAAGCGCAGATACTCATATGTTAAAGGGACTGATAAAAGGCGTCATCGTCTTCCGGCTCCCTGACTAGGTTTTCGTAAGGTCGATGCGTCTTGCTGACGTTTAAGGGGTGACGACGCCATTCCCTTTCACATAGCTGCCAACCAGCCGAAGGTCGATCGAGGTTTTCAAGAGTCCAATAACCCTTGGCGATGCCATCACGCAGGGTGAGGCGAATCGACGCTTGATCAAATGCTTTTTCCATTTAGAACAGCTCCTTCAAGACAGGGTTGGTCGCGGGTTCAGTGAAGCCATCCTTAGCGGTGAAGACACGAGAGGCCGGATGCCTGAACTCAGGTTCGTGAGGCTTCCCAGTGCCCTTAGAGGCGGTTAGGCCGAACTGCTCGTAGTTCTTGACCGTGATGCTGTCAAAGCCCTTAGCAGTCGCAAGCTCAAGTTGATCGAGCACGACCTGCTGCCCATACTTCTCCGTCAACGTGATCAGTTGATTGAAAAGGAAGATTGCAGCCTGCTTCGACTTTTTCCCACCTTTCTCATGCCAGAACTCAAGAAGGGGTTTACGGCACCATTCCAGCTCCTTCGGGACGTGCTTTGAAACAACAAAAGGTACCTTCCTCTTCCCTTCCCCTGACAACCCCATCCCAACACCATCCCCCAAAACGCCCTTGGGAGGGGAGGGAATTTTTGATTCTTCAACAGAAGGCGAACTTATGTCAGAAGCAGAAACTTGATCTGCTTCGTTCTCCTGTTGAGCCTTCGCCTCCAGGTTACCTGGGTATCCCGCACCAGCAGAGCACGTGGCTAGTCTAGCCACACTGTCAAGGGACCGCAACTGCATCTCACAAAGATAGGCGCAGAAGGCAGACAGGGACAGGGATCTGGGTTTCCGAGCTTTGAGGAGATCGGCGAAGTCGTCCTCCAGATACAGATTTACTCGTTGTGTCACCGTGTACCGATTTGGGTTGAATGAGCACGTCTAGGATGTCAGGACGACACAAAGAGATCAAGTGCTGTGCGATACAGCTTTTTGAGTCTCAAGAGACTGCTGATGATCAGATGCTCATACCTTCAGATCGTCCTACCATCAGCACGTACCACCATCTGATGATCAGAACATCAGCACTCATGTCTCAGAAGATCAGCCTCAAGATCAAGACCAAGCGCCGCAACACCATCCTTGTTTGCGTAGATGACGCGCTGCATGAAAAGCTCGCTGAAGTCGCTGAGCGCAATGAACTCAGCATGAGCAGCACCTGCTACGAGATCCTCAGCCAAGCCATCAACCTCGTCGAAGACTGATGAAGCTGCCCTACCTCGCAGGCGTAGTCACAACCAATGACGTGCGTCAAAAGGGCTCAGGGTCTTATGCCGCTGACTTCGTGTCTTGGGCCAAGATCATGCAGCTCATCAACAAGCACGCTCCCGGTTGGATGCCACAGCTCGCCATCACACCCGAAGGCGACAACGTGTTCAAGGCTCCAGACGGCACCGGATACGTGCAGATCTCCTTTGTTCACCCTGAAGAGGGCGAAACGATGGAGTGGCCGCAGGCCGTCATGAACAATCGCAATCAGCCTGTTGCTTATGACGCGATCTCGGCGCGAGATGTCACTGACACTCATCGCAGGGCTATCTGTTCTGCTGCTGCTGCTTTCTTCTCCCTTGGCTACGAGCTGTGGGCCAGGGAAGAGTATGCAGCCGCAGAGGAATTACCTGCCGATGCCGATGCACCCGTAAAACCTGCTGTTCAAACGCAGCAGCCTGAACCTAAGAAGAAGGCTCCCCGAGTCATCCCTGAGGTTGGTGCTGCCGTTGATGAACTCAGGGCAGGACTTGAGACCGAACTGATTGAGCTTCTTCAAACCAAGATGGCTAAGGGCGACACCCTTGCTTACCTTGACGAGAAGGCCACGCAGTGGAAGCTCAATAAAGGCGGGAGCCGCGTGCAGCAGATGAACGTCGACCAACTTCAGATCTGCATCGATGAACTCAAGTCCAGAAAGTCATACTAAGAAGCGCGTCAGTGCTGTCTTAGATGCAGATGTCATCGAACATCTGAACCGCCAGCGGTTGCTTCGATTGCAGCGGGATCCTTCCGCCAACGTCACTACAAGCAACCAGATCAACGAAATCCTTCGCTCTCATTTTGAAATCCTCTGATGGCTGAATATCAAGAAGCTTTCAACGCACCGTTCCGCATTATCGAAAACCGGAACAAGCGCAGCGAGCGTGCCCCTTCTCACAGTGCAGTTTTCAACTTCACTCGTGAAGAAGCGGTGAAAGCAGCGCAATGGTTCATGCAAATGGCAGAACGTGTCGACACTGATGGCACCACCTGCAGCATGTGGGACTCCGAGAAGAAAGAGGCCTATGACGTGCCTGGCTTCCCGATGTACGCATCACTCTGGGGCAAGGCTGGCAAGCTTTCTCCTCCGAAGCCCGTCACTGTTACTGATGGCTCGGCAAGTTCTCAAGATCTGCCGTTCTGATGTTTGATCTTTCGACACTGATTCAGGACCAGATTCCACCTGCGAGGACCGGTCCTGGTCTTTCTTTCTGCCCTGACCCTCATGCTGACACGTTTGACTATGAACTACGTCTTCGGGGCCAGTCTCCTTTGCGTGGGAGCAAGCGTGCTCATAGCGAAGAAGACCTTCGCCGCATGCTTGAAAACGTCTACCCAGAGCAGGTGGAAGACCTTCGGGTCGTCAAACGGTACAAACCAACTTGAACGTCGGCGCAAATTGCCGATATGAAAGCAGAGAAAAAGCGTGTGCTGGAGCACTGCCTCAGAATTCTGCAGATTGAATTCCCTGATGCCCATCCGTACACGCTTGCTCTAAAAGCACAAGTCCAAACTGGCTACGAAATCCGTGGTCAACAGGTTCGCCAATTCTTAACCACTGGGTCGCTTGAGACACCGAGCCATCCCCATGACCTCTAGCTACCATCGAGACATGCCTGCCAAAGACAACATGGCTGTCAACACGCAGTTCATGTTCACAGAAGGGCACATCAGGCTCTTGATCTGGATGTGCGAAGCCCAAGCCCAGTTCATCGAAGAAGCCTGCAACGACGTTCTTCAAGCTGGTGAGCAACCAAGCGAAAGCTTGATGAATTGCCGCGAAGGTGTAGCAGATCTGAAATGTTGGGCGCTTCGTCTTCTTGAAGCCTTGGGAGAGGATGACGACGAGGATGAGATGGATGATGATGAAGATGAGTTATTTGACCCATCAGCAGAGCAAGCCCAAAACGATGTTGAAGCACTTAGAGACGCTCTTCAGATTCGGTGGCACGTCAATCGAAATCCTGGAAGACCACAACGGCGAACTCCATTACAAGGTTTGCGGAGTTGGCTATTGTCGATATTGCAGTGATCTTTGGCAGGCAGAATTGTACGTTGAACAGTACAATCAGTTGCCGAGAGATTGAAGCAAATTAGCCGCTGCTTCTTTGGCGAAGTATGCGCTTTTGCGACGCTCTAAGAAAAATAATTGCAGCAAGTAGTTTGCCATTTTGTGCATGCTGACGATGTCACGATCGACTAAGCATTGCTGCAGCATCATCTTGATTTTTTCGTGCTGAAGCTCCTGTTCAAGCGTCAGCTCAGGGATTGATGGCTTGTTGTCTGGCATGTTCGGCAGCCTCCTGGGCGCGAGATTGTGTGTCGAAGAAATCAGGTAAATAGTTCACGACGCCGTCTGTGATGTACCACGCCTTGAAATATCCACCTGCGTAATTTACGTATTGAGCACCGGAATCATTCATCTTGGTGGCCGGAGGATTCATCTGGTATCGAAGCCTTTGCGCGTCCCTCATATTGCGTACAATTTGTCTAGATGGGAAGGCGCGATGCTCTCCTGTATTGATGAGATTTATTTCGTCGGACGCAGGGAGTCGAAGAAGCGGTTCAGATCTCGGATTTATAGCCTGTGGGGAGGCAAGTGCGCTTATTGCGGCGAGGTCGCCCGTTCCCTTGATCACGTCTTGCCAAGACATAAGGGCGGGCTCACTGTTATTGAGAATTTAGTTCCTGCGTGCCTATCATGCAACGGGCACAAAGGGGCCGAAGACTTTGCGTCTTGGTACAGAAAGCAACATTTCTATGACGTTGAACGCGAAGCCCTGATCTGGCTTTGGGTGAATCAGAACTCAGCCGATGACGATGCAGCGTTCACGTGCGCGTTTTTCGGCGGATTCTCGGCAGTTGAACAGCTCGATTTTCTCTCCGCTTATACAGAGGTAGACAACACGACCCTCGACGATTGTCTCGCGGACGATTACGTCACGTAGTTTTTTCATCTGCACTCCCCATCACTGTTGCATGATTGTTATAACGCCCCGTGACCGAATAGTCATGTATCGGCGTGCTACTCATATGAAAAAAGATCATCTGTCCGATTTTCATGTTGGGGTACAAAGGAAGACTCCAGTGACGACGAATATTGTTCAGTTCAAGTGTTAGTTTGCTGCCGTGCCAGCCGGGATCTGCCCATCCGGCAAGAGCATTTGTGAATCCCTCGCGAGCCCTTGAAGACTTCAGCACGAACTGAGCCGAAAGCCCTGCAGGGATGTTGAAGCTCTCCATGGTGTGCGCCAGGACGAACTCCTTCGGCATCAACATGTACGGGTCATCTTCAGTGCGCTCAGAGATGTCGATCCGTATCAGGTCCTTTTGATCTGAGACTTCTACAAGCAGCTCAGTGCCCAGCGTGACATCGATCGAGGCTGGGTTGACCAGCTCAGGCCGAAAGGGCCACACAAGCTGGCTGGCCTCACACAGAGACGCAATCTCCCAGTCGCAAAGGACAGTCATGAGCAGGAACAAGTCGGCCCAAGACTACTACGACCTCTAATGGGTGATCACCTTCTTCGCCTTCTCGTAATAGTAGATCCGGTCGTCGATGCCGTTGTAGCCACCGTTCAGACGACGGGTGCATTCATAGATGTCTCCTCGATCACACAACACTGCCCAGTTATTCTCCTCAATCCAGCAGATGGCACAAAGAAATGGATATTTGTTGGCAACATAATCTGTGCCTTCCATGATCCTATCGTCCTTCATTCCGCTCTTCTCCATCCAACGACTGAACCTGCTGAAGTTGTATTTTCCAGTCAATTGAATAACACCGCAGCCGCGATATTTGTATCCGTCACCAACACCATTTCCCAAATCTGAGCGATTGTCATACATGCGTGTGAAATAAGCACGATCGCCAATCTCAGTCATGTACTTGTACCCTGCCGTTTCGTGACAGGTTTGAGCGACAAGCATTCGCCGCTGATTCAAACTTGTCATGTTGGCTGCACGAACCAAACAATTCAGGTCGTTCATGAAAGCATCATCAAACAATGCTTCGTTATGACCCGAAATCTCTGCAATCTGACGCCTTGTGATCAGCCACTCAGTGGTCGGTTCTTTGATTGATGTCGTCCAGGTGTTGTACCACTCTTGGTCTCGATTCAGCAGCGTAGAGTCAGCCTTCAGGATCGCAGCCTCTAGCTCTCCAATTGCAGCAATCTGATGGGGCCTTGACTTGAAATACTTGAACAGATCAAGCAGCCGGATCGGGGTTTTCGTCATCGTTAAACCTTGATTTGATTTGCATGTACCCACCAAGTGGGGTCTGACCTTTCAGCTCTTCGCTGTATTTTGGCCTGCGTTTCTCGCGCTCAAGCTCCAAATCGATTACTTCAGAAGCCTCTTCAATGGCCCGATCGATCTTGCTGGGCAAGGTTGCGTAAAACTTTTGCGCACGCACAGCACGATGCAGGCGCTCTGCATCACTCAACGTGTCAAAGCGCCATAGCCACATCCCATCTCTGGGAATCAGCCCTTTTTTGACTTGATTGCACGCAGTGCAGTGAATACCAAGCCGATAACACTGTTGTCCTTCAGAGGAGACAGCGCGATCAGCTCAGAGGCTGCAGCAACAACAATCCAAAAAGCTGGATGCGTGATCAGGTCTTCCATGACGATTACAGAAGCAGACCTAGTCTAGTCAGCCTGCTCTAAAGCTCTCAACCTTTTTTCGTGATCATCCAACCTTTCTTTATGGTCTGAACGCAATGCCGTGATCTGCTCCAGCACCAACGTGATACGTGCATCCATCACACTGCTGCGCTTATCAAGCCTCCACAGAGCACCGACGCCAGCAGAAATTATGACTGTTGCGATGCCGGAGAAGAAATCCACGGCGTTCTCCGAACTGCTGACTTCAGTTTATCGACAGAACTGACGCTGCCGCAAACGCTCTACTTCAGCCTGCAGCAACTTTTTAAGTTTTATCGACCCTGACCTCGTGGCAGTTTGCGCGTACCATGCGGTTTACTATTTTTGCCATTTCCTTGGCGAGTTTTTTTAGGTTTGCCAGGTTGAAATTCAACCCGTGCTAAACCTGTGCGTGATTTGACTCCCATCAGGACGGCTTCGTTGGCCAGGTCACACTGTAAGGGAAGCCCTCTTGGCTGGGAACATCCCGCAAGGCTTGGCGGTACTCCGTCCAAGTTGACGCGACACTAGAGTCAGACAGCTGCGTCCAGTCGGTTTCAGCAAGCAGTTCGTTGCGTTGCTCACGGATGTTTTCTGCTGCTACAGCAGAGTCAAGCTGCACCTTGGTCCAGACTTCAGTCCACGTTCCATCGATAAGGCTGCAGCTGCGCTCAAGCGTGTCAGTGCGTGGATTTGTCTCTGGCGCGGTTGTAGGCGTGACGCGATAGACACCGTAAGTTTCAAGCTCCGCGTCTGGCACGGTTGCAGGAAACGATACGTTCGGGTTGTCACGACGCAGATCGCTGATCGTGTACGGGAAACGCTCAACGGCGTTGTTGGAAGCTTTGACGAACATGAGTTTTAACCCAGAGAATACTGGTCGATGCCGTTGCCAGCGCCGCCGCCTACGTATAAGTGATTGCCGTCAGGAGAGATATATATGCAGTTGGGAATTGTTTCTTGTGCAGCTACGGAAAAATCATCATCAGTGGTGACACCAATGTCAGTGGTGACATCGTAAGGATAGTTGTCGTTATTCCATTGGTGTATTTTGTCATTTATACTGTCTACAAGATAAAATCTTGTTCCATCTGGCTTCATAAACATTCCAAGTGCCGCAGTCGTTAAGTTATTGTATGATGAACTTGTTTGACTGTGGCTAGCTGTTGAAATATCCCATGCCGTAGATAATGTGTATTTGATTATGTTACTATTTACACCATTGACAAACATAAGCGTTCCATTTTCGCTGAAGCACACACCACGCGCATATATTACTTGTGTTGAAATGTCAAACTTTCTGGTGTAAGATGCTGTGCTCAAATCCCAGGCTGTACTCATGGTGTATTGAACCACGTAATGACCGCTGCTAATTTCTGTCACATACAGCTCTGTTCCATTATTTCCGATAAAAAGACCCGAAGGGTTTCCGTTATGCGTTTGATTTGAAAGCAGATCGTAGTCAGAACTTCCATGTGTGCTAATGTCCCAGGCTGTTGATAGCGTTGCCTGTCTGATGTAATCACCGAATTCGCAAGTATAAATCTTAGTTCCGTCAGGCTTAAAAAATACGCCGCGCACGTCATTTCCTGAACCAACAACATAGTCAAACCGCACAAAGCTTGCGGTGCTTATGTCAGGCCAAGTAACGCCACCGGCAACAGAATTGCCACCAGCAGCAAGTTGCAGCGCTTTACCTAACATCAGGCGTAGCTCCCAACATACGCACCATACAAAGTAGTGCTAACTTTCCAAAACACAAACGCATCGTTTGCAGTCAGTGTTGGTGCGCTATTGCCTGAGCTTGTCACCCAGGTCAACGTTGGCCAGGTGATTGTATAGCTCGCTCCAGCGTTGAGCAGCAGCACAACAGTCTGACCGGCTTCAAGCGATTCGGTAAACGTAGTGTTTGCCGCGACAGTCTTACTCTGAATACTGCCGTTGGCTGGATCGATGTCCGTTCCAGTCAAGCTATAGGTTGTTTCCTTCAGCTCAGCGAAGGTTTGCTGCGCGGTAAAGCTCTGCGCTGCATTTGTTGCCGCCAGTACGTTCGTCGCGGTAGACGTAGCATCAGAATGCTGGATTGTGTCTGCGATCAGCGTTCCAGCCATGTCAAATCACCCTAAAGAAAGAGCCGGTTGAGATAGTAAGCGTGACGCCTGTAGCGATAGTGTAACTTGGCCCAAGCACGCCAGCATTAGTGCTGGACGGAATCGTTGTGTTAGACGAAAGCGTTTGCGGGTTGCTGAGATAATCGGCTGCCGCCGCTGAAGCGCCAATTTCAACAACTGAACCACCGTCTGTCTTGGTAAACAGGCCGCCATCTGTTGTATTGACAAGCAGTTCAGCAGTTTGGCTGAAATCACCAGCAACAGGATCGCTGGTGCCGCGCTTGTGACGGATTACATTTGCCATCAGAACGTTCCACCGTCAACAGTTGAGTTGTTGGATAGGTAGTCAGTACCCTCGGTGGCGGCAGTAAATGCACTGGTGCCGTTGCCTTTCAAGATGCCGGTCAAGGTCGTTGCGCCAGTACCGCCGTCGCCAACTGCAAGTGTTCCAGTAATTGCAGACGCGCCAAGATCAACAGCAATCTCGGTTGATTCGATAACCAGACCGCCGTTTGCCTTTAGGTCTGCACTAAAAACAGTGCCGGTCAGATCAAGCCCATCACCAGCGGTGTAAGTGGTGTTGGTGTCTGTCGAGGCAATTGTGATCGAGCCACTGCCTTCAGTGATCGTGATGTTGCTACCAGCAGTCAGCGTGGCAAGCGTGTAACCAGTGCCGTTACCAATTGCAAGTTGACCGTTGCTTGGAGCAGCAGTAAGACCAGTGCCGCCGTAGGCATAACCAATTGCCGTGCCGTTCCAAACACCAGTAGCGATGGTGCCGACGGAAGTCAGGCTGGAAGCAGTAACACCAGAGCCAAGAGTGCTACTGCTGAGAACGCTCGTTCCAGCAATCTTGAATTCTTTGCCGGATGCAAGGTCGATGTGCTCGCTGCTGGTCCAGCTGTCCGTGCTGTTGACCCAGTTGAAGGTCTTTGTCGTATCACCTAAAAGCGAAATGCCGCCACCGTCAGCGGTTGTGTCTGTCGGAGTAGCGACAGAACCAAGCTCGATATTTTTGTCATCCACCGTCACCGTGGTGCTATTTACGGTCGTGGTCGTGCCGTTAACGGTCAGATCGCCGCCAACAGTGACGTTCCCGGTCGTCTCAAATGTGGCAATCGTCGCACCACTAAAATCCAGCGTGCCCGTGTAGGTCTTGTTGCCGGAAATAGTCTGGTTGCCGGTTAGCGTTGCATACGCGCCAGAGCCTGCAATTGCAATAACACTGCTGGCTGCGCCTCCGCCTGCATCGCCATAGCCGTAATACAGGATATTATCGACTTCTGAATACGCCGGTTCTGAAGGCGCAAGGCTGCTTGGAGCGCCAGACGCACCACCAGAAGCACGCTTTTTCAGTCGGATGGTGTTGGCCATGGCTTAAAAATTGCCTCCAAGGACAATGGTCGAAATAGTCCAGGTGTCGTCAGCCTTGTACGTGCCAGCAGTGCTGTCGTAATAGACGACGCTTTTGTCTACTTTAGCCGAATCTGAAACAGTTATTCCAGATGCGCCTGCAGGCCCTTGCGGACCTACTGGACCCGCAGTTGTTGCCGTAACCGTTGTTGTTACAGGTGTTTTGACAACAGTTGTTTTGCCTTCCGTCGTGACGCTGACGGTGTTTTCAGTTTTTGTGACGTTGACTGTCGTCATGGTGCTGTGTACCCCTGGCTGACATAAATCACGCCTTCAAGGTAATACTCGCGATTGCCTGAACCATCCTCAAGCAAAACGTCGTACCGAAGCTCGTCAGGCGTGAACGTTGCAGTCTGTGTGTCGGTCAAACTAATCGTAATCTGACCGTTACTTCTGTCCGTGTAGGCGATGGAAAAATCGGCGTATTTAGTGGTGCGGCCTTCGTTCCAGGCTTGGGCGTAGGCGGTGTAACCCGTTAAGTCAATTACCGCATTAGTGCTGTCTTTAAACTGCAGCAGCAGCGAATAGTCCGCCCGCCGCTGGAGCGTAAAGTTATACGTCCCAGGCTGGACAGACATAGCCGTTAGGTTGCGATCAAACCAAGTGTACGCAATGCGGCTAGTGCTGACTCAAGTTTTGCCTCAAGCTCAGTGCAATACTCCAGCAGCTCAGCATTGGTGGGCGATGCAGCATCTGCAATCGTCATCGTTCCATCAGCAGTAGGCAATGTGCCTGTTGTTGCTGTTGTCGTGATGTTGGCAATGGCTGAAGGCTGAGCCGCTGCCGTTGTGCCGAAGAAACCGATCGTGTCGCCGTTGATCTCAAGCTGAGTCGTCAACGTGCCAGCAGTTGCAACCTGCAAACGCAAGCGACCATCTTCGGTGGTGTCGCTTGCATCGACGATGCTGCCTTCCACTGCTGCATAGTCAATCTCAGCAGGCGTGGCATTGTCATTCTTGCCACGGAAGAAAACAGTGCCCAGCAGGTCATCATCCTGGCCAGCACCTGATGCGCCGCGACGGTGATACAGCGTGATGTCACCACCAGAGGCAGGATCATCAGCCGTGCATTCTGAATTGATCGCCGTGCCCGTCAGGCTGGTGGTCAAATGCAGCGGATAGATCGGAGCGGTCTCACCGATGCCGACATTGCCGCCGAGCAATCTGATCCGGCTTGCAACCGTACCAGCATTAGACGACATCAAGTCAAGAATGCCGACTTCTGCAGCGTCAGCAGGATCGCTGATTTGAGCAAGAATTTGCGCGTAAGCGTGTGCATTTCCGCCGTCGCTTTCACCACGAAACTCAATGTTTCCGAGGTTATCGCTTGCGGCAGGTGATGCAGAATTGCGATACAGCACCACGTCAGGTGCAGTGTCCAAACCTGCGTCGGTGTTTTCAATGATGACCTGATCAGTTGTGTCGGTGCTGAACAGATGCAATTGTGCTGCAGCCGTGCCAGTACCAAGCTGAAAACCAGCAGTCGTGAATTTGCCAGTAAAAACTGAGTTATTGCTGAATGCAACCTCGTTGGCGGCAGTGCGGTAGATCCCAGACGTGCCAGCATCACTTAAAAAGCCAACAGCAGGAGCACCAACAGTTCCGTCAGGCAAGCCGCGAAACAGTGTGCCGAGCGTGATCGACTTGTTTTTGTCAACGTTTGCGGCTTCTGAAACATCGACAACAGGCAGCAGATCACCTGTTGCAGGTGATGTCAGTGCCGACAGGTCTGAGATTTTGCGATCAGCCATCAGTTACCTCGACGTTGAGTGGATGAGGGTGAGTAGTGTCAAAGACTACGATGCTTCAAGAGCAGACAAACGAGCTTCCAGTGCAGACAAACGAGCTTCCAGTGCAGCAATAACTGTACCCTGTGTTTCGATCTGCACTTTTTGACGTTTGACTAAGTTCAGTAGGTGCGGAACAAAACGGTCATACTGGACGCCTTCTGCAATAGGAGTTTCTAATTCTGTAGAAGTAGTGTTGCCTTCTTGATCTGTGGTAGTTTCTTGTGTTTTCCAGAACACAAGACGTGGATCAATTTCTGCAACTTCCTCTGCAATAAATCCCCACCAGCCCCAGCTTGGATTGTCATCTCCTGCAGTAGAACGATACCAAACTGGGCGACATTGCAGGATCGCATCTGCATAATTATCTTGCAGAGTTTCTATATCAGTTTTGAATCGGATAGATGAGGTGGAACGACGCACAATACCACCAGAGTCAACAAAAACGTTTGCAGCACTTGCTGTTGTTAAGTTGTAAGGAGAAAGAGTGCCTACACCACTGTAAAAGGCTCCGTCATTACGAATTCTAAAAAGTTCGGTTCCAGTACTATTAAAAAATATGTTCACCGAAGAAGTACTGTCGCTAGTGCTTCCCGCTACTGAGAACCTCCTTCCTGACAGCGATGCTGTTCCGATTCCTACCTGACCATTGCTATCAATCCTCATCCGCTCAGTCGGACTTGACGCACCATCCGCAGTAGTGGAGAACACTAGGCGACCTGGCATGTCATTAGTGCCGGGGGTGCCGTCTACAGAAGCGGTTATAAGAGCTGCCTGAATTTGCGTTGATCCATCTCCACCCTTAAATGTAATCTGCCCTAAGAGATCACCACTAGCAACTAACGTATCAGTTCCTACGGTAGACGACCTAGCTTTTTCAAAGATAACTTCATAGGCGCCAGTCAATTCTCCAATAAAAGTACCAATATTAATAGAGCCATTTGCAACTTG